ATACGGCACTCCGTTAACGCTTACGATTATCTAGTAATCCCTTGAGTCCATTTCGCTCTTGCGAACCGTCCCCGTGAAGCTGCGATGGTTCCTCACCTTTAATTTTAGCCACATATCTCAGACTATTTTCGAGCTGGGGAATCAACACGTGGCATGCCGTCATAAAATCTCCATTGAAACCGCAAACCATACCCTTGATGAAAAACTCTTCATGCCCAAACGGGATGAAGGGATGATTGATGAACATATCGCGAAAAAACGCCTCCGAGATTGGATATTTCATTGTGATCTCATCTGTAGCAGGAATAATTTGCCCAGCTACTGCCAACTCATGGTCGATACGCATTCTCGTCATCATTATGGGCCAAATAACTGCCCCATTTGCATCATCAATCCCCAATCCTGCGGGTATGCGAGCAAGTGTCATTCCCTCATGATCAATATGTGTTGATCCAAACATCCAAGCTATGCTGTTGGCCTTTTGTTCTATTGCTTGAGCCTTAAGTCTCTCAATGCTGGTTGGCCGACAGACCAGCATCGCAAGTCTGAAAACCATATCAAACAAATCTCTTCCGACTACCCGACTCTTGGCTTGATGGACAATCTCACTAATATCTTGAGGGGGAGACTGAAGGATAGACATCTGGTGACGGGATTCGATTTGGTAATCACGCATTTCTTCATACAGCGCAAGACGTTCTATTCGGGTTCCTGGAATATTAGCCAGTGCTTCAATAGCATTCTGCATGCAGGCTGCCGAAATCATACCGCCATCTTGGAATTTTGACTCTTCCAGATGTGTATCGGCAAGAAGCCGCCAGAATTCAAACTGTGTATCTCTGTCACAGCACCTATTCGCAATCGGGATTGCGGTTTTACAGGCATCGACGGCAAATGAAAATAATTTTTGAGCCAGATAGTTTTTTGTCAGAAACAGGAGTTCCTGGGCAATAAAAGATGGCTCACTCACTTTACAGTCGATATCGAGTTGCAGGAGTCGCAGCGGATAAGGTGAATCGCCTTGTTCTCTGGTACGTTCATACTCTGCTAGTAGATGTGCCGAAAGCTGATCAAATTCATCCCTGAAATCAGTATGCTTTCGAAAAAAACAACACAGCCTAAGCGCACGCTCTAGGCGTTCTAAAGCACTAACCCACGTCCCTTGCGATGTCATAATAGCTATACTGGACGCATAATAAGCACGGACTGCCAGCAAAGGAAAACGGATTCCACCAATTTTACGAACCCAAAGTGTATCAGCAATACGAGCTTGAAGTTCGGGTAGCTCTATCGTCGGGCAAAATTGAGAAAGTACCTCCAGCGACAACCCGTTAATGTCATCCGGAATTGCAGATCTACCTTGGCTGCTTTGAAAGCACGGACCAAATGGTACCTGTGGATTTTCGGGACGAAAGTGAAAACCGCAAATATGGGTTAGCAGTCTTATCTCCGCTCTTCCATCACCTAGGCTAGAAAGATACTTTGTGATATCAAAGCAGGTAACTGGCAGCTTACTCTGGATTAAGGGGGATAAATCAATAGTGTTAAGTTCGTCGAGGCTGATATTAATATCGTCCATGTCGTCACCTTGATGATTTGTTAATGCGGGGGCAACATTAATAAATGTACTTGAGACCGCAATTTGTCGATGGAGCCAACATTTATAACTATGTGCTTCTACCCTCTGAATTTTTACATGTGAATTGCTAGCTTGAATAGCTCTATCATTATATACGTGGCACTAAATTATGGCTGTTTTTCGCTCAAAGCGGACTAGAAGGTTAGCTTGTGTCGGACTTTGCGTATTAAAAGAAGTGCTGGTGGTGACTAGTGGTTGTGCCCCATTTCCACAGAAAAAATCAGAGAAACTATACCCAATAGTTGTATTGAATCACTGACGAGACAGCCTCATATTCATCAGGACTGGTCTACGTCCAATACAGGAGGTTGTGGTGCTGGTTCTCAAATGTGCGCTGGCTATTACGGCTGTAATGGCGATTTATTGTCTTGCTATTGTTCTTATGGATCGCCTTTCTGACTGATTTCACATTGGCGAGGTAACGGTAGTTAAGTAGAATGGCTGCGGGTGCTTGAGGCTATCTGCCTCGGGCATGAACACCAACGGCAGATAGAGAAAAGCCCCAGTTAACATTACGCGTCCTGCAAGACGCTTAACATTAATCTGAGGCCAATTTCATGCTAGACATATGTAGGTTAGCCTCTTACGTGCCGAAAGGCAAGGAGAAGCAGGCTATGAAGCAGCAAAAGGCGATGTTAATCGCCCTGATCGTCATCTGTTTAACCGTCATAGTGACGGCACTGGTAACGAGGAAAGACCTCTGCGAGGTACGAATCCGAACCGGCCAGACGGAGGTCGCTGTCTTCACAGCTTACGAACCTGAGGAGTAAGAAACCCGGCGAGGGAGAAATCCCTCGCCACCTCTGATGTGGCAGGCATCCTCAACGCACCCGCACTTAACCCGCTTCGGCGGGTTTTTGTTTTTATTTTCAACGCGTTTGAAGTTCTGGACGGTGCCGGAATAGAATCAAAAATACTTAAGTAGCGCGCAGGGATAAGAGGGATGGTCCCTTAAAGGGGAGAGCTAATTATCCGGAAGGATTCTGATGATGAACATCGAAGAATTGCGTAAAATTTTTTGTGAAGATGGCCTCTATGCTGTGTGCGTTGAAAATGGAAATCTTGTTAGTCATTACCGCATTATGTGTTTGCGAAAGAATGGGGCTGCGTTAATTAATTTTGTGAATGGTCGAGTGACAGACGGATTTATCTTGCGCGAAGGTGAGTTTGTCACTTCATTACAGGCACTGAAAGAGATCGGAATAAAAGCAGGCTTTTTAGCTTTTGCAGAAGAATAAACTCATCTACAATCTTGCGCGGGGCTGAACTCCCGCTGAGTAACACCGTGCCACCGGAGAAAACCGATGGCACGCAACGTAAAATATTACAATTCTGATAATTCGCCCGTTCTTGTCTGCACGCACGAGCGGTATTCTCACGCATTCAAGTCTGAATGGTTCCAACACCCTCCATGCACTGAAGAGCAGGCTGAATGGATAATTCAGTGTTACCGCAGGCGCGGATACGAGGTTAAGAAAGCCCTTAGCCTCGACTACCGTCACTGGATAATCTCAGTCAGATTGCCTTACTCCGAACGCCCACCACGTGCGTCCCGCACTTTCCAGCAACGGATCTGGAGGTAACGTGCGGGTATTACTTAGACCTGTTCTGGTGCCTGAGCTTGGGCTGGTGGTCCTTAAGCCGGGCCGTGAATCCATACAGATATTTCATAATCCTCGAGTGCTGGTGGAACCGGAACCAAAAAGCATGCGTAATCTGCCATCCGGAGTCGTTCCTGCCGTTCGCCAGTCGCTGGCGGAAGACAAAACATTGCTGCCGTTTTTTAGTAACGAACGGGTGATTCGTGCTGCTGGCGGTGTTGGCGCATTGTCTGACTGGCTATTACGTCATGTTACATCCTGCCAGTGGCCTAATGGCGATTACCATCACTCTGAAACAGTCATTCACCGTTATGGTACCGGCGCAATGGTGTTGTGTTGGCACTGCGACAACCAACTGCGTGACCAGACATCGGAATCACTGGAGCTGCTTGCTCAACAAAATCTGACAGCATGGGTGATTGACGTCATCCGTCACGCAATAAGCGGTACGCAGGAGCGGGAATTATCTTTGGCTGAATTATCCTGGTGGGCGGTCTGCAATCAGGTGGTGGATGCACTACCTGAGGCTGTATCGCGTCGTTCGCTGGGATTACCAGCGGAAAAAATCTGCTCGGTGTACCGCGAAAGCGACATCGTACCGGGAGAGCAGACCGCCACCAGCATATTGAAACAACGCACAAAAAATCTTGCACCGTTGCCTTACGCCCACCAGCAACAAAAAACACCACAGGAAAAGACGGTGGTAAGCATCACCGTTGATCCAGAGTCTCCGGAATCTTTCATGAAGCTGCCTAAACGTCGCCGCTGGGTTAAGGAGAAATACACACGTTGGGTTAAGACACAGCCGTGTGCTTGCTGCGGTATGCCAGCCGACGATCCGCATCATCTGATTGGTCACGGGCAGGGCGGAATGGGAACAAAAGCACATGATCTCTTTGTGTTGCCTTTGTGCAGAAAGCATCACAACGAGCTGCATACGGATACAGTGGCATTTGAAGAGAAGTATGGCTCCCAACTGGAGCTGATATTTCGTTTTATCGATCGCGCGCTGGCAATTGGCGTACTGGCGTAAGTGGAGAACGAGCATGAACCTTGAAGCCTTACCAAAATATTACTCCCCAAAATCTCCAAAATTGAGCGATGACGCTCCAGCGACAGGCACCGGTTGTTTAACAATTACGGATGTAATGGCAGCGCAGGGGATGGTGCAGTCGAAAGCACCACTTGGGTTGGCCTTATTTCTGGCAAAAGTTGGTGTTCAGGACGCTCAGTTTGCGATTGAAGGCCTGCTAAATTACGCGATGGCACTGGATAACCCGACATTGAACAAATTGAGTGAAGAAATCCGGTTACAGATTATTCCTTACCTCGTGAATTTTGCCTTTGCTGATTACTCCAGGTCTGCGGCAAGTAAGGCTCGCTGTGAGCATTGTTCAGGTACGGGATTTTATAATGTATTGCGCGAAGTGGTGAAACACTACAGACGCGGGGAATCTGTAATCAAGGAAGAATGGGTGAAGGAACTATGTCAGCATTGCCATGGTAAGGGCGAAGTCAGCACAGCGTGCAGAGGGTGTAAGGGTAAAGGGATTGTTCTGGATGAAAAAAGAACCCGGTTTCATGGCGTACCGGTATATAAGATTTGTGGGCGTTGTAATGGAAACCGGTTTAGTCGTTTACCGACCACGCTGGCACGACGTCATGTCCAGAAGCTGGTACCAGACCTGACCGATTATCAGTGGTATAAGGGGTATGCGGACGTCATTGGTAAACTGGTAACAAAGTGCTGGCAGGAAGAAGCATACGCGGAAGCGCAATTGAGGAAGGTGACGAGATAAATGATTTTTGCTGAAGATGGCGACATGATGTTTGCATTTTTCAAAAAACATGGATAAGATTTTCTCAACGATGGGCTTTGTGTATCCGACGTTTAGAAAAAAGTAGAAAACCCGCTTATAAGCGGGTTTTTGTGCTTTAAATGGGGCAATAGAGATATTGAATCTCATCCCGGGATAAACATTGGCAGTTGAAGGTCCACGCGAACCATTTATCCAGCAAAATTCCACGCGTAATCCTGTGGTAATTTCTTCTGCATCTCGAAGATTGAGAGCTGAAACGTGAAGCTGGGCATCGATACGCCATCGGATGGGAATATAAGACCTTTGCTGCTTTTGTAGTCAAAGTTTTTGACAATTCCTGTCATTTTAGGGGACAGAAAAACTCCTTAATACTGATAACCTGGTGCACCATACACACGTTCCTGGAGAAAACTACTTTTTTGATAGGATTGAAGGTGGCTGGATGTCTAAAATAAACATTGCTTCATATGTTCAACTATGAGTTAATGACTGCGTCGGTTTGAAGAACAGACGATATACGAAGTAGTTTACTAAAGCAGTTCTCATTTCAGGTGTTATTCACTTATTCCTTCTTTGAGTCTCTCCAATTAAGTACGAAGTCGTTTCTGTTATGCAAACCATTTATGCCGAAAGGCTCAAGTTAAGGAATGTAGAATGTCAAATAAAATGACTGGTTTAGTAAAATGGTTTAACGCTGAAAAAGGTTTCGGCTTTATTTCTCCTGTTGATGGTAGTAAAGATGTGTTTGTGCATTTTTCTGCGATTCAGAATGATAATTATCGAACCTTATTTGAAGGTCAAAAGGTTACCTTCTCTATAGAGAGTGGTGCTAAAGGTCCTGCAGCAGCAAATGTCATCATTACTGATTAAAATTCATCGCTCGTCTGTATACGATAACGAAGAAGGCTGATGCCTGAGTAGAGATACGGACAGAGTAGTGAATATTGGATCTCTTTAATAAAAAGTAAGGAGGTCCAATACATGAAACAATGGCTAGCATATTTGGCAAAATCTTAATCAGGAAAAGTATGCTAACCATTGTGGTGAAGTGCAGGTTTGCTGCATGAATAGTTTCACAGCAGAAGCTAACTGCTGGCATCGCAAAACAAAGTGCGTAAGTGGATGACTCCCACAAAAAGCACCACAATCTCAAACCCGCTCAGGCGGGTTTTTTATTATCTGCTTTAAATATATTATTAAAATATAAAAAATACTTGTTACTAATAAAATCAATCAGGCTACAGCTTTAAGATTTGTCTGGAATACTTTGTTGCAATGAGGGCAGATCAAAAGGGCACCTTTTTGTACTCTTGAAAAACTGTGTTCTGACTCTTGGGTGCAGTTTGGGCAGGAACATTTAACGAGATAATTACGGCGTGATTTTGAGTCTTTACGTTCTGACATAGGCTTTTCCTGTATAAATGGCCGTATACAGTACACTAAATATGAAAACATTTCTCGTATTATTATTTTATATATGACTTTCTTTCAAAATAATTACTCACATTTTTAATGTGTATGTTTCTTTAGCGCCGTTGAGAACAACGTGTGCTGTCAAAACTACCCCGTAGACTCCGATCTTTTTCAAACATATTGCACCATCCGTGTACATCGGGGTGAGGATATGAAATCAATGGATAAGTTAACAACAGGTGTTGCCTATGGCACATCGGCGGGTAATGCTGGTTTCTGGGCATTACAGTTACTCGATAAAGTAACTCCGTCACAGTGGGCTGCAATCGGTGTGCTGGGTAGCCTGGTTTTTGGCCTGCTGACGTATCTGACAAATCTTTATTTCAAGATTAAAGAAGACAGGCGTAAGGCTGCGAGAGGAGAGTAATCCAATGACTCAAGACTATGAACTGGTTGTGAAAGGAGTCCGTAATTTTGAGAATAAAGTTACGGTAACTGTAGCCTTACAGGACAAGGAACGCTTTGACGGTGAAATTTTTGACCTGGATGTCGCCATGGACCGTGTTGAAGGAGCTGCGCTGGAGTTTTATGAGGCAGCAGCCAGAAGGAGCGTCCGGCAAGTCTTCCTGGAAGTAGCAGAAAAATTGTCAGAAAAAGTTGAGTCTTATCTGCAGCATCAGTACTCCTTTAAGATTGAAAATCCTGCCAATAAGCACGAGCGTCCTCATCATAAATATATATGAACACAAAAATCAGATACGGCCTGTCGGCTGCCGTTCTGGCGCTGATTGGTGCTGGCGCATCTGCTCCTCAGATACTTGACCAGTTTCTGGACGAAAAAGAAGGTAACCACACAATGGCATACCGCGATGGTTCTGGCATATGGACCATCTGTCGGGGTGCCACAGTGGTGGATGGAAAAACCGTTTTTCCCAATATGAAACTGTCGAAGGAAAAATGCGACCAGGTCAACGCCATTGAGCGTGATAAGGCGCTGGCATGGGTGGAGCGCAATATTAAAGTACCACTGACCGAACCACAAAAAGCGGGTATCGCGTCATTTTGTCCCTATAACATTGGCCCCGGTAAGTGTTTCCCGTCGACGTTTTATAAGCGGCTGAATGCTGGTGATCGTAAAGGTGCATGCGAAGCGATTCGCTGGTGGATTAAGGATGGCGGACGCGATTGCCGCATTCGTTCAAATAACTGTTACGGTCAGGTTATTCGTCGTGACCAGGAGAGCGCATTAACCTGCTGGGGGATAGAACAGTGAATCAGATATTCATGGTGATTTTTCTCGTGTTGTCAGGATTTATCGTCGGAAATGTCTGGAGCGACAGAGGATGGCAAAAAAAATGGGCGGAACGTGATGCTGCCGCATTATCACAAGAGGTAAATGCTCAATTTGCTGCTCGAATAATTGAACAGGGGCGAACTATAGCCCGTGATGAGGCTGTTAAAGATGCACAACAGAAATCTGCTGAAATTTCTGCCAGGGCTGCTTATCTGTCTGATAGTGTTAACCAGTTGCGTGCCGAAGCAAAAAAATATGCCATACGCCTTGACGCAGCGAAGCATACCGCAGATCTTGCCGCTGCCGTCAGAGGCAAAACAACCAAAACCGCCGAAGGAATGCTCACCAACATGCTCGGAGATATTGCAGCAGAAGCTCAGCTTTATGCTGAAATTGCTGACGAACGCTACATCGCAGGAGTGACTTGTCAACAGATCTATGAATCTTTAAGAGATAAAAAGCATCAAATGTAGGGTAATATTAAATCGGAACATTTACATCGCGGAATGTAAAATTTAAATAAAAAGGACTCTTCCATGAGCCAAAATTCCTGAAATCTTAAGGGTAAGATAAAAGGTCTTAATCAGAATGACACGTTTTATTAATAAATAAAGCTATTCTTTCATTGCTGTGTTTTTCTTTACAAAAGTAATCCTTGCTATGGGTGGTTAATCATGCGTTAATGGTGTTCTGGTTTGTTACAAATTTATCTGAAGCAGTCATTGTTATAATTTTATTATTTGTACCTCTTGAGATTTCCTTGTTGGTTTTTCTCTCTGATATTTTTTTTCGGACCATTCTGCCCAAGGGCTAATTTCTTCAAAAGGTAATAATTATGTCTAACAAAATGACTGGTTTAGTGAAATGGTTTAACCCTGAAAAAGGTTTTGGTTTCATCACGCCGAAAGATGGCAGCAAAGATGTGTTTGTCCATTTCTCAGCAATTCAGAGCAACGATTTCAAAACATTAACTGAGAATCAGGAAGTTGAATTTGGTATTGAGAACGGACCTAAAGGTCCTGCCGCTGTTCATGTAGTGGCGCTTTGAGGTAGACAATATTACAAACCATATTCACTTTAGATGCCCGTGTTGTCATGGTTCCCAGTATAGAACATCATCTTTTGATGTTTCTGACATGAATCCTTTCGGGGCAAAATGTATCTTTTGTAAATCAATGATGATTACATTTGATAATATTTCACAATACTTAAATGCCAGCCGTCTGTCGTTGGATTTAAAAAAGTGAAAATGAAGGCTCCTTCGGGAGCTTTTTTGCTTGGTATCTATTCGATGGATACTCACATACTACGGTAACATCATGAAAAAAATCATAGTTTTTTTTAACTCTGAACCAGCAGTGGTAGTGCCAGCGATGACTGGAGTTAACACCATCATGCGTGAATATCCAAATGGCGAAAAAACACACCTTACTGTAATGGCCGCAGGGTTTCCATCTCTGACCGGAGATCATAAAGTCATTTATGTAGCCGCGGATCGACATGTTACTTCAGAAGAAATTCTGGAAGCAGCAATAAGGCTCTTGAGTTGATTTGATGCTATTGTATTGATAATTCAGGAAAATTCTCTTTGTCTGTTTGTGTAAAATTTAGACTATCGTATGTTGATTATTGCGATGTTTCATCTTATCTTTTACACGTTTGCACCATATAATCGACTTACTGTGTAACTGGAAAGTCATAACAGACTAAAAGAGGAAATGATGAATATTGAAAACTTAAAAACAAAAGCAGAAGCAGATATTTCTGAATATATAACAAAAAAAATTATTGAACTTAAGAAAAAGACCGGGAAAGAAGTTACCAGTATTCAGTTTACCGCACGGGAAAAAATGACGGGTCTTGAAAGCTATGATGTCAAGATTAATTTAATCTGATGTATTCAATAATAAAATTTATCCATAAACCTCGTTTTTACGGGGTTTTGTTATATTTGAATGGTTCCGAATATCTAAATCACAATTGTTGATGGTTTTTATTAAACCAATGCAGTCCGGCTCAGGAGTGAGAGAAGCCGGACGTTATGGTTTAGCGTGGTAAGATCTGTGTAGTTTTCTGGATGCTTTCAGTAAATAGTAATGAGTTATCAAAGGCATAGTAATATCTTTGGTGTTCCTGGATATTTGTAACCCATCGGAAAACTCCTGCTTTAGCAAGATTTTCCCTGTATTGTTGAAATGTGATTTCTTTTGATTTCAACTTATTATAGGAGGTCTCTATAAGATGTTTGTTTCTGGAGAATTTAACATTTACAACCTTTTTGAGTCCTTTTACTAACACTATGTTGTCGTTTTCTAACACAATGTGAATATTATCTGTGGCTAAATAGTAAATATAAAGTGAGACATTGTGACGTTTTAGCTCAGAATAAAATAATTCACAGTTTAAATCTTTACGCACTTGATCGAATATTTCTTTAAAAATGGCAGCCTGAGCCATTGGTAAACCTTCCATGTGATACGATGGCGCGTAGTTAGCATTATCGTGTTTATTGTTTCAATCTGGTCTGACCTCTTTGTGTTTTGTTGATGATTTATGTCAAATATTAAGCCTGTTTTTGATGAATAGTGTTGATTGCGTAACAAAATTGAGCCTTGCTGGCATCCAGGAGGGATATGCAACCGACAGATGTATGTAAGGTCGATGTACTCAAACTTTCATACTTTTCCTCTTTTATGCAGTAAGATTTGAAGTAATATTTCAACCGCTAGATGACGAGCAAACGCATGGAGCGACAAAATGAATAAAGAACAATCTGCTGATGAACTCTCGTTGGATCTGATTCGTGTAAAAAATATGCTTAATAGCACCATTTCTATGAGTTACCCGGATGTTGTAATTGCATGTATAGAACATCAGGTGTCTCTGGAAGCATTCAGGGCAATTGAGGCAGCGTTGGTGAAGCACGATAAGAATTCGAAGGATTATTCCCTGGTGGTTGACTGAGCACCATAACTGCTAATCATTCAAACTATTTCACCTGTGACAGAGTCAATATCGCATTCTGTCACTGTCAGGCTAATACAGAGCTGCAATTCAACTACTGCAATGTCCTCGTAATTAGGTGAATTTACAATATCGTCCTGTTCGGATGCCGGTTGCATTGCTGAAGATGAGGCATTTATGGTTCGCATATTTTCCCCTCATGCTCGTCAGTCCTGTGCGTAGGAAGAAACAGGACACTCACACTAATTTGTGTGGGCATGCTGTGATGTCCTTCTGAATTATTCCTATGCCATTATGTAAAGCGCTGTATCAGATGCTCATCACGGCTGTCAGGCTGTCAGGCTGTCGGGTCCTCCCGGTGGGGGCCCCTGCCACGGGGCGGGAGCGTCGCGGAAAAAGGCTAGTTTTTGCATTTCCATGGCGGCGGCAGAATGTTTGGTAATTTATTGATAATTAAAAGTTATTTCTCTTTTCACCTGTACAATATTTTTTTCTCCCTGTCATTAGACCAGTTTGCAATTAATTGAAATATATAAATAAACATGATTTTCACCTGCCAGATGGAGTTGCTTATGTCAAATGTGAGCGGGATCGGTGATGCTTATTACTGGAGTGTTTTTAAAATCGCTGAGGCCTTTGGGCTTCACCGGGACACAGTAAAAAAACGGCTCCTCGCGGCCAACACTCCTGTGGCTGCGACTATCAGGGGGAACCCCGTTTACGCCCTGCAGCATGTCGGGCCAGCCCTGTTTAGTGTGAAGCATGAGGCAGCAGACTCTGTTCATGATCCATCCCGTATGGAGCCGAAAGAGAGAAAGGACTGGTACCAATCTGAAAATGAAAGGATCAAGCTGGAAAAGGAGCAGCGAAAACTCATCCCCGTTGATGAAGTAGTCATCGTCTATTCGTCCATGAGAAAGGCTGTCGTCCAGGTTCTGGAGACAATTCCGGATGTTCTTGAACGCGATTGCGCCCTGACTCCTCAGGCCGTCGGCGTTGTACAGCAGGCCATTGATGACCTGCGATACACTCTTCAGGAAAAATCCTACGAGGCTTGTGCTGCTGAATTAATTCCTGATGAGGAAGGAGAGAGTCTCTAGGAGGAATAATGGGTTTTTCATCAGCCCGAAATTTGGGAAGGGACATATCGGCAGGATTTTCCCCACCACGTCGCATGCCGATTTCGGAGGCTGTTAAAAAATTCATGCGTGTTCCCAAGGGGGCTGGTAACTCGGTGCCATGGGATCCTGAACTGACACCCTACATCATTGAGCCCATGAACTGCCTGGCATCGCGTGAATACGATGCGGTGATTTTTGTTGGTCCTGCGCGAACAGGGAAGACCATTGGTCTGATCGATGGATGGATTGTCTATACCATCGTTTGCGATCCTTCGGACATGCTCGTTGTGCAGATGACCGAAGATAAGGCCCGCGAGCATTCTAAAAAGCGCCTCGACAGAACGTTCAGAAGCAGTGCGGCGGTAAAGAAAAGAATGAGTCCACGTCGTAACGACAATAATGTCCATGATAAGACGTTCAGGGATGGCTCGTTCCTTAAAATTGGTTGGCCCTCGGTCAACATTATGTCGTCGTCGGATTACCGGTTTGTCGCCTTAACCGATTACGACCGTTTTCCGGAGAATATCGACAGCGAGGGTGATGGTTTCTCCCTGGCCTCAAAACGTACCACCACATTTATGTCCGCCGGGATGACTCTGGTGGAGAGCTCGCCGGGACGTGACATCTGCGACAGCAAATGGCGACGTAAGTCGCCTCATGAAGCGCCACCGACGACTGGTATTCTTTCCCTTTACAATCGTGGTGACCGCCGCCGCTGGTACTGGTCATGTCCGCACTGCGGTGAATATTTTCAGCCAGCCATGGATGCCATGACCGGCTACCGTAATGAACCGGATCCCTTTAAAGCCAGTGAGGCGGCGTATCTACTTTGCCCGCACTGCAGCGGCATTATCACTGCGGAGAAAAAGCGTGAGCTCAATAGTGCAGGAGTCTGGTTGCGTGAAGGTCAGGTCATTGATCGTAACGGCAACGTTTCCGGTGAACCGCGCCGCTCCCGTATCGCCAGTTTCTGGATGTAGGGTACATTTCTTACCTGTTTGTATGTTCTGGTGTCGTTTCATAGTCTTTTCAATGAGTTGTGATTTTATGAGTTTCCTCTCTTTGCTTGATAATGAGTTAGTTTATCGCTTGTTATTGGCTTGAATGGACTACATGACGGACTAAAAAATGAGGGCGATAGATGTCGGTAAAGCCATTAACCGTGACTGAAGTTAAGGGGATGAAACCACGTGAAAAGGACTATGCCGTTTATGATGGGTTCGGTTTATTGCTGAATGTGAGTAAAGCCGGTGGGAAAGTGTGGCGTTTCCGTTATAGCCATCCGATAACGAAGAAACGGCAGACATACACGATAGGACGTTTTCCTGAATTCTCACTCGCGGAAGCACGGGAAGTACGTGATGAACTTCGGCGAATGATTGCACGTGGAGTTGATCCAGTGACGGAGAAGAAAAATCGTAAAATTGAGATGTCACTAAAAAATCTACAGACATTTGAAGCTGTTGCTAATGCATGGTTCGCTTTTAAAAAGGGATCTGAATTGCGGAAACCTACGCTGTATAATATCGAATATGAAGTATACAAATATCTTGTTCCTTTCTTTGGTAAGTACAGTATAGAAAAAATTACAGCACCAGTAGCTATTAATGCTCTGGATGCCGTATCCGATAAGAATGCGTTGCAAAAAAAATTAATATCAAGATTAAATGAAATTATGAATTATGCTGTAAATTGTGGAACATTGAAAACAAATCCATTACTTAAGATAAAGACTGCATTCACAGGAAAGAAAAATAAATCATTAGCAGCACTACCTGTTGAAAGATTGCCTGAATTTCTGAGCTGGTGGGATAGTGTGCCTCATACCTATCAAATAGCTCATAATGCACTTTTATTCCAGATATTGACAATGGTCAGGCCAGGTGAGGCGATTAAAGCAGAGTGGTCAGAGATTGATTTTGATTCTGGCTTGTGGATTATCCCCGCGCATAAAATGAAATGCCATCGTGAACATGTTGTTCCCTTGTCATCACAGGCTATTAGTATCCTCAGAACAATGCAGGAAATAAAAAGAGGGCGTTATGTGTTTTTTTCCTCCAGAACAAAAGATGCGCCTATGGGGAGGAATACTATCAAGACCCCAATTGCTGCCAGCAAGTTCAAAGGGATTGTAACGTTACATGGTTTTCGTTCAATGTGGAGTACGCTTTTAAATGAGGAGGGATTTAACCCCGATGTAATCGAGGCTGCATTGGCGCATAAAAGTGGTGATAAAATAAGAGATGTTTATAATAGAACTACTTATCTAGAACAGCGTAAGATCATGATGCAATGGGTCGGTGATTTTTTTGATGATGCGAGAAAAGGGGTAATTAATAGATCCGGTGGTATGAAAGGTTTAAGAGTAGTAAATGGTTGAGGAGGTTCAGCAAATGAATACCAATGAAGATATTTTATTTACTAAAGACGTAATGAAAATCTTGCGATATGGAGCAATGAGTGCATTCATCAATTTCTGGAAAGATGAGAATAATGGTTTTCCTCAGCCGTTCAGAATTGGACGACGACATACCTGGCACCGTAGAGATGTAGAAGCATGGTTAGATAAACAACGAGAACAAGCCAATCCCCACTAATAATATCTTTCATACCCCGCGTGCAATGCGGGGTTTTTTGTATGTGAGGTAAAAAAGAAATGAATAAAAATATTGCCGTGACGGGCAAGGGTGACGCACGTCATGTAAAAAAATTCTGTGATTTTCGTGATCTGGTCGTTCTGCGCTTTGATAGTGTGAACGTTCGCGTGGTGTATCTGAACGGCGATCCGTGGTTTGTTGCAAAGGATGTCTGCGCTGCGCTGGAACTGACCAATTCGCGTACGGCGTTGCAGATGCTTGATGATGATGAAAAGGGAGTAAATTTAACTTACACCCTAGGAGGAAATCAGAATATGAGCATTATCTCTGAGTCAGGTTTCTACAAACTAATAGCCCGTAGCCGCAAAGCAACGACGCAAGGCACATTCGCCCATCGTTTCAGTAACTGGGTATTCAGAAATGTGATACCGGGTATCAGAAAAACGGGGGCTTATGGTATCCCGTGGGGTGCATTACAGGATTTTTCCCGCCGTAAAGAGCAATATCAGATAAGTGCCAGCGAGAAGGGGAGGGCGCTACAGGCATGTAAGCGCAAAAAACGTGAACTGGAGGAAGAAGAAAAAAGGCTGATACGTGAATATCAGCCTGAGTTTTACTTTGGTGAGCGTATTCAGTAACCACACGCGGTGCTGATTATACGGTACATCGTGTTAACCGAGAAGCTACCCACCAGCAAGGCAAAATCTTCTGCTAAAAAATGACATATGGCCCGTCGTCCGGAAAGCATGAAATTTTACAAAAATGGAAAATGAAGATTTTTATTGTGCTGGTGGGTAAAAACAAAAAGCGCCCCGTTGCCGGAGCGCCCTTGCGAACAATTAACCTGCTGCGAAAAAATTGGATCAGTGCAGGGGAATTATATCAACTGTGTGAAGAAGCGCCACAATTGCCGGATAACAGGCAAAGAAAAGGCCACCTGTCACGGTGGCCCTTCGACACAAATTTCGCGTTATCCCCAACGCATGAGCATCGCCGACAATGCCACATTTACGGCTGGTGGACAAGGCTATCAGCCAGGCGGTCGGTTTTTAGTGGCTTTTAACCGCCGTGGGTATTTCTCGACAAAATCTTCAAGGGCAAATTTTTCTGGTGGCATTAAGCGCGGCGCTGGTGGTGGTATTTTTGTTCTGGTTAGTTCTTCCTCAACTCTGGCGCAGGCTTCTGACTGCCTTTGCCGGATGATTTCATCATCTTGCGTTTGCGTGTCTTGTATTGGTGATAGTGTGTTGTTGGTCATGGTACTGCCCTGTAAAGCAATGCGCCGTAGTACCTCACACCACGGCGCTGATAGTGATTATTCTGATTCTTTGGCCTTACGGCGCTGGCGGCGTTTGATCTCGCCTCGCATGGCTGTAACGATAAATTGCGCAGTGCTCTCGCCTGTTTCTTTTACTTGCTCCATAGCCTCAACAACTTCATGCGGGGCGCGAGCCTGTAATTTCTGTGATTTGTTATTGATATGGTCTCTTTCCATTTCTGGTTCCCTTTGTGATTACTGGAATCCAGTATACACGAAAAAGACCAAAACAAAACGCTTGAAGTGGATTCCACTTAGTGATTATACTGGAATCCAGCTGAGTGTTTATCACTCAATGCAAACGAGGCTGAAAAGGATTGCCGTCCTTTCGCAGCCTCTGACCACCAACGATAGCGAAAGTATCGAGGTAGCTATGAGAAATCATATCACACACCCGCAAGGGCGGGACTCGCACAACCTGAATAAATACATCTGGCGTTTTATCGCCCTGAGCACTGCACAACCGCGCGTGATTACCATTGAGGCCACCAGCGAACAGGAAGCACGCCAGCAATCCCCGGCTGGCTGCGTGATGGTATTCGCCGCCCGTATTCGTCAGGGGGTGTGCCATGCCTGACATGACCAATTACCAGTACCTGATTAATCCGCATTTTAACTGTGAGCATGATATTGCTAAAAAGGTTTATTCCGCTGCGGATGGGGCTACTGACAATATATCAATGGCTGTTTCGTCAATTGGTAGCCTGATGTGGTATGCGTCAGAAAATAAGGAATATGACGAAAAGGCCATGCGCATTGATATGGGTAATATCGGTTTGTTACTGGCAATGCTTGGACAGTTTGATATTTCGTTACGGTGCACCATTGAAAATGCCGCAGAAGCATTAAATGCTATAAAGAAAGCGAATACTGATTTAAATCGGGGATAAATAATCATGAGAACATATTTATCTGGCTTGACTGCCAGCGGT